GTAGGTGGTGATGGTGGTGTCGGGCTTAACATTCCAAAAGGATAATTAAATGGAACAAGGTGTAGGTGAAGTAGCTAAACGCTACAGTCAACTTGAAGGGGAGCGAGACACCTTTTTAGAACGAGGACGCGAAGCAGCAAGGCTTACCATTCCTACTCTTTTACCAGATGAAGGTCATAGTAGTTCAAGTATCTACAGTACACCATATCAAGGTATAGGGGCAAGGGGTGTAAACAATCTCGCATCTAAATTGCTTCTGGCTCTACTACCTCCTAACAGTCCCTTCTTCAGACTTACTATTGATGACTTTGATTTACAGCAGATTGCTGGCGATAATCGTGGTCAAGTAGAAGAAGGACTGGCACGAATTGAACGTGCTGCAATGCAAGAGATTGAGGGTAAAGCTATCCGTGTGCCTGTCTTTGAAGCTCTTAAGCTTCTGATTGTGACAGGTAATGCTCTTGTATATATGCCTAAAAAAGGCGGTATGAAAGTATACAGACCTGACCGTTACGTTACTAAACGTGACGCTATGGGTAATGTTCTAGAAATCATTACAAAAGAAACAGTATCACCCATGATGCTTCCTGAGGAAGTACAGGCGATGCTGCCTCAATCAGAAACCCCAGTTAAATCTCTAAACCTTTATACAAAGCTTATGAAGACTAATAGAGGCTTTGATGTATTTCAAGAGGTTGCTGGCATAGAAGTCCCTAACTCTAGGGGAACATATAAAGATGACACAAACCCATTTATCCCTCTTCGGTTCATCCGTATAGACGGAGAAGATTACGGACGTGGGTATGTAGAAGAATACATTGGAGACCTAAGAAGCCTTGAGTCACTTACTCGTGCTATTGTGCAGGGTAGTGCTGCTTCCTCTAAGGTACTCTTTCTTGTACGTCCTAATGGTACAACAAAATCTTCTGACCTTTCTAAAGCACCTAATGGTGCGTTCCTTAATGGTGATGCTAATGATGTATCTACCCTACAGGTACAGAAAGCAGCAGACTTCCGTGTAGCATTAGAAACTATGCGTATGATTAATGACCGCATGGCTGCTGCCTTCTTGTTGAACAGTTCAGTACAACGAGCAGCAGAGCGAGTGACAGCAGAAGAAGTTCGCTTCATGGCACAGGAACTTGAGACTGCCCTTGGTGGTGTGTACTCAATTCTGTCTCAGGAGTTTCAGCTTCCTCTGATTAACCTCCTACTAAACTCTCTGCAACAGCAGGGTAAAATGCCTAAGATGCCTAAGGACAGCGTTAAGCCTACCGTTGTTACTGGTATTGAGGCACTTGGTAGAGGTCAAGACCTTAATAAACTTGCAACCTTCCTACAGTATCTACAGCCACTAGGGGCTGAAGTTATTGCTAGTGAGATGAACATCAATGACTACATTGACCGTCTTGGTGCTTCTCTAGGGATTGATACTTCTGGTCTGATTAAATCACAGGAACAGAAGATGCAAGAACAAATGGCACAACAACAAATGATGCAACAACAAATGTTGGAACAGACAGCTATGGGAGCAGCACAAAGAGCAGCCCCAGCAGTAGCTGGTAACATAGACCCTGATCAAATACGTCAGGCATTGGAGCAAGTTAGCGAATGACAGAATCAGTGAACACACATCAAGAACAACCACCAGAATCACAAGAGCATATTGATGCTATGTTGAAGAAGGTAGAAGGTCAAGCACCTTCTGATCGTCCTGATTGGTTGCCTGAAAAATTTAAAAGTCCAGAAGACATGGCAAAGGCTTACTCAGAATTAGAGAGCAAGCTTGGTAAGGGTAGTAAAGAAGAGACCCAAGAAACAGATGAACTAGCTGAACAGGTAGAACAGACTAGCTCTGAAGTTTCCGAAGCCCTAGATGCCAAGGGGCTGGACTTTAATGTATTTCAACAGGAATACTTAGATAATGGTGAGCTTTCGGCTGATGCTTATACAGCATTGGAAGAAGCTGGCTTCTCTCGTACTCTTGTTGATAGTTGGATACAAGGTCAGAACGCTCTGTCCACACAAGTAGAAGCAGAGATGCACTCTATTGTGGGTGGACAGGAACAGTATTCTGAGCTTATGCAATGGGCATCTAACAATCTACCTGAATCAGAAATAGATGCCTTTAATGCAGCAGTAGACTCACAGAACCCTTCTAATATCAGGTTTGCTGTACAAGGTCTTTATGCACGTTATCGTTCAGAGGCTGAACCTAATCTCCTTCAAGGAGGTACTGGTGCTGTGTCCTCTGGTGGGAAGTTTGAAAGCAATGCAGAATTAACTGCTGCTATGCGTGACCCTAGATACGCAAAGGACTCCGCCTACAGGCAACAAGTCGCTGATAAGTTGGCTCGTTCTAGTCTGTTCTAAATGTTGCATTGGATTGGGGGACTTGTTCCCCCTCTCCTTCTAAACACATCTACTATGGGTGTGCTTAGAAGGGGAAACCCTACCTCAAGTTATTACTGACTAAAATAACCCTGACCCCTTGCGAGGGACAATCTAGGCCAAGACGTGTTGGTAGTGCTGAGACAATTAACTCAACATTATCTTTTAGAAAGGGATGATATTATGGCTTCTGCCGCTTCAAACCCTGCATATAGCGTTAGCTTTCAGGGACAAAATAATAACACAGGTGA